GTGGCACGGGCATAACGTTAAGCAGGGCGTCGTTCTATATTATGCAGCGGAGGGCGGATCCGGTTACCTAAACAGGGCTCGTGCCATCCAAGACCATTATGGCGACGAAAACGTTCCCCTGGCGATCAGGCCCTGCCCTGTCAACTTGCTGGATCCAGAAGCGGATCTGCCGAAGCTCCTAGCGCAAATTGATATGGTCAAGGATCTGCACGGCGAGATCGCTCTTATTGTTGTAGACACGCTTTCCAGGGCGTTGGTCGGGGGCAACGAAAACGGGCCAGAAGATATGACGGCCTACATTGCCAACAGTGACGCGCTCCGTGAGCACGGCCAGTGTAGCGTTTTGTCAGTACATCACTCCGGCAAAGCTACAGATTTAGCCCGTGGCCATTCAAGTCTCCGAGCCGCGACAGACACTGAAATAGAGGTCAACGTCGATGAGGTAAGCGGAATTCGCTTTGCCAAGACAACTAAGCAACGGGAGATCGAGGGAGGCCGTGAGTTCGCCTTTGAGCTGGAGACAGTTATCCTGGGCGACGATGAAGATGGCGACAGCGTGACGAGCTGCTACATCCTGCCGGTGACTGAAGAGCGTAAGCAAGAAGCCAAGGTTAAGCTGAGCCCAAGCGCAAAGGTAATTTTTGAATGCTTTATGCAATTGCAGGGCGACAACGTCGGTAAAGTTAATCCAGGCGGCACCGGATATCCGGAAAGCGGAACCAGGCATATGATCAAAGTTGCCGATCTTCGAAAGCATTTCTTAGGAAAGAATACCGCAACAAACGAAAGCCAGGCGTTTAAAAGACCATTCGATAAGCTCGTGTTAGAGGGGCAAATAGCCGTCAATGACGGGTTTTGCTGGTTGACTGCGAGAAAGTACAAGTTATGAGCGGAATACCAACCGATACCAGCAATAGTGTGATGTCTAAGTACCTGATTGTTATACATAAAGTATTACTAAATGGTATAATTGGTATCGGTTGGTATACTTATTGGTATCGGCAACGCCAACTATACCACCACTACCAAATACCTTTAGGTATTGGTAGGTTGGTAGGGTTGCTCGGTTTGGTATGGATATGCTGACCGAGGAGGATCTCAAAAGGTTGGAGTGGAAAGCTCCCGATTACGGAGAGATGACCGAAGCGGATTTCGTTCGTTTATTAAAAGCAGTCACAGATCTGGTGGAGCTGGAAGCGATCGCTAATCGTAAGCGCCATCTCAATATGCCGGAGCTAAGAGGATGGAACAACTTTCAACGCCAGGCAATTCTCCAGCGCAAGTGGGAAATATTGAATGGACGAGGTTAAGATGCGCGTCGCCATGATGGAGGAAGCAAGGCAAGCGGCGCGCCTGGGGCTCATACCAGCTCTGCCGGATGATAAACGCAGACGCGTGTGGCGTGAACCGCTCAATCGATATGAGCTGCACGTCATGCGGTTTATCAGGGAGCAAGTAGAAGTAAACGCGAAGGATTTAGCAGGAGCAATGGACGAGACGCTGGAGGATACCATGAGGGTGCTCCAAGGATTGATCGACCGGGAATATGTGAAGGTAATTAGTCGGCGTGGATATGCGTCGTACAGAGCAAGGAACAAAGATGACATATGAGAAGATATTGAACAAGGCGCAACAGATCCTCGGCGATCGTGAGGAAAGCTACGGAGACGCTCGGACAATGCATGAAAGCATTTGTGACAGATGGAACGGCGTGCTGAAAAGTAAGCTCGCTCCTGGCGCTTCTCTGACGGCTTACGACATTGCCCGAATGATGGCAGAGCTCAAGGCAGCTCGCATAGACGACAATGGTTTTCACGAGGATAGCTTGATTGATCAGATCAACTACCTGGTAATTGCATATCGCTTGGCGGGTGAAGATGCACAGATTTTTGACTGCGATGACTGAGTGTAGGACAATGCAAACACATAGAGCTCAAACTATGTTTACCTCGGAGCTCAGCACAAGTACTGCTGGCTCTTTTCCTGGAAGCATCAAGTCCTCCCATTTGGTGTTTCAAACTGGCGGCGCTTTGTTTTCCTTTTGCTGGCGTCGCCTTTTCTTTTACGTCAAATGCGAGGTGAGACGCAGGCTACAGCCTCGCGTGTGCGCGCGAGGATTGTTTTCGCATAATCTGGATTATGTTAATTATTGCGTCTATATGTGGTATGTGAGCAAGGGCAAATGTCTATATGTTGATTGGCTACCACATGTTGTGCTTTTGATGGGCAAAAATGGCCAAAATGACCGGATCCGATGCCGAAAACCCCCCCCGGCCGACCCCACCCTAGGGGTAGTACTTGTACAACTCCTCACACACCTTCCCGTCAAATTTTGCCCCCCAGCACCCCTATAGACTAACCTAAGAACAACGGAGAAAAACTATGGCAGGACGACCAAAACGCAAAGCAGCCCTGGCGACCATTGAGCGTCGCGGCGGCGTTGAATACCTCACCGATTATCTTGTGTCGGGCGGCACTGTCACGCAGCTTGCTGGTGACTTAGGTTTGCATCGCGGATACTTGCACCGGATGTTGAAAGAGCACCCGGAGTTGAGCAAGGCGTTGGAGCAGGCCCGGCTGGACGCTGCTGATGCTCATGCGGAGGCTGGCTTTGAGGTTATGCGTAGGTTGCGCAACGACCGCAAGGAGGAGCGCGATAGAGCTGAGCCTGGCACGCGTGTGTCTGAGTTGTCTGCGTTGGACGTGAGCATAGCGAAGGAGGAAGCCGCGCAGCATCGATTTATTGCGCAGAGCTGGAACCAGCATCGTTACGGCTCCCAGCATAACCAGACGCATGTGACGGTTAACCTGGGCGACATGCATTTAGACGCGTTGAAAAAAATGAAAACGGTGCGCGACACTGTGGAAAACGCGAAGGTTATTGAACATGACGACTAATTTCATGGAGGAGTTTACGGCGGCATATTACGACGATCCGGCACGTTTTGTGCGTGAGATGCTGGGCGCTGAGCCGTTTGATTACCAGGAAGAGTTTTTGCAGGCATTGGCGAAAAACGAAAGAAAGATGAGCGTCAAGTCTGGACACGGCACGGGGAAGTCAACGACGGCGTCATGGGCCATGCTATGGTTTTTGCTGTTGCGGTATCCGGTGAAGGTTGTCGTGACGGCCCCTACTAGCTCGCAGTTGTTTGACGCGATGTTTGCTGAGCTAAAGCGATGGATAAACGAGCTGCCCAAAGAGCTCCAGGCGTTGCTGAACGTCAAGAGCGACCGCGTTGAGCTTGTGTCGGCCCCGGCGGAGGCTTTTGTGTCGTGTAGGACGGCGCGTGCTGAGACGCCGGAGGCGCTGGCTGGCGTGCACTCTGATCATGTTTTGCTTATTGTTGACGAGGCGTCAGGCGTGCCTGAGCAAGTGTTTGAGGCTGCGGCTGGCTCTATGTCGGGTCATAACGCGACGACGTTGATGTTGTCCAACCCTACCCGGTCCAGCGGCACGTTTTTTGAGAGCCACAACCGAATGAAGGGATCTTGGTGGACGCGGACGTGGAGCTGCATTGACAGCCCGTTGGTAAGCGATGAGTTTGTCAAAGAGATGGAGATGCGCTACGGCGACACGTCTAACGCGTTTAGGGTTCGCGTACTTGGCGATTTTCCGTTGTCTGACGATAATACCATTATTCCGTTTCACCTGGTGGAGAGTGCGCAGCATCGTGACATCACGGTATCTGAGGATACGTCTTTTGTGTGGGGCTTGGACGTTAGTAGGTTTGGCTCTGACGCGACGGCTTTGTGTAAGCGCCAGGGTCCGGTCGTGACTGAGCTACGTTCCTGGCGTGGTTTAGATCTTATGCAAACAACGGGCCGGGTTGTGGCTGAGTATGAAGCGTTGTCGCCGTCTAAGCGGCCCACAGAGATCCTGGTGGATAGCATTGGCATGGGCTCTGGCGTTGTTGATCGATTGCGTGAATTAGACTTGCCGGTGCGTGGCATTAACGTGGCTGAGAGCCCGTCGATGGGCGACACCTACATGAACTTACGCAGCGAGTTGTGGTTTAAGTGCAAAGCCTGGTTGGAGGATCGATCGTGCAAGTTGCCCAAAGATGACCAGTTGCAGGCTGAGCTGACGTCGATCCGTTATAGCTTTACGAGCTCCGGCAAGATGAAAGCCGAGAGTAAGGACGAGATGCGCCGGCGTGGTTTAGGTTCGCCTGATTTGGCTGACGCGTTGTGCTTAACGATGGCGTCTGACGCGGCGACTGCGCAGGCTGGTTCGTTTAAATCATTGCGGGGCGAGCTGCGACGCGGGATGCAAGGCATCGCGTGATTTTTTGGGGCTAACCAGGCTCTGTGATATTGTGAGATCAAGCAATATTGCGGAGGGCTTTATGGCAGACATGCAAACACTAATGTCAATGGTGCAGCGCCTACAAAGTCAGGGCATCGACGTCATGGCATTGTTAAAGAGTGCGGCTATGGGCGCGATGGGCCCAGGAAGCGCGGCAGGATCATTAGGCGCGGCAGGCGCTGTTAGTAACAATGAGTTTATGGGGCGCGAAATGCCACCCTATGACCCGTTTCAAGGTCCAGGACCGGGAGCGGTTATGGACATGAACCGTATGCCAATGAGGCAACCAAGCGGATCAACGTCTGACGTAGAATTAGAAATGTTGCAACGTATGCTGCGCGGTCTGCCGCCATCTTCAATGTCAGCTATGCCGGATCCTAGAAATAACGTTAGTGGAATATTAAAATTATTAGGAGGTAAGTAGAATGCCAATGGTTAACGGTAAAAAGTATTCATACACCAAAAAGGGTATGGCTGCGGCTAAAAAAGCATCGAAAAAAACCGGCAAGAAAATGAAAAAGAAGAAGTAATATCTATGGCGGTTAAGGCAAAGAAAAAATCTTTGAGTGCTCGGCAAAAGGCTACGATGAAAAACCATTCTCAGCATCACACGGCTGCTCACATGCGTGAAATGACAAAGTTGATGCTAGCCGGATCCACGTTTACCGCCGCGCACAAAAAGGCAATGAAGAAAGTGGGGCGTTAGATGGCAAAAAAACCAGGCCTATATTCAAACATCCACAAGAAACGTCGTCGGATTGAAAGGCAGAAAAAAGCAGGCAAGAAACCGGAAAAAATGCGCAAGCCTGGCAGCAAGGGCGCTCCGAGCGCTAAGGCGTTTAAGGAAAGCGCCAAGACTGCCAAGAAGCGCCCGGCAAAGAAAAAGAAGTAATGCCGGCTAAACGGAAAAAAGTACCGGCCAGCAAAAAGTATGCTGACGGCACGACGTACAAGGACAGCAAGGGAAAGACGCACCGGCGTATTTCTCGACCTGGTACGAAACGCGGAGACAACTATTGCGCTCGGACTGTCAGTCAGAAGCGCACACCAAAAGTAAAAGTTCGCCGTAAGGCCTGGGGCTGTAGCGGCAAAAAAAGTGTGAGGCGGTAAGTGGCGCAAAAATGACTAATGTTTTTGATTTCATACAAGCGAAAGATCCGCGTAACAGTAATCCTTTGTTTAATTTTTTGAACGCTGGAAAAGGGGTTAAGCAAAACATAAATAATCTGTTGAATAATGGATTGTTTGGAACGTTAGAGCAACAAAAAGCAAATAGAAAAAAAATTACGCAACCTCCTACTGGCGGCTATAGTGATATTTATCAAAATAGTTTTCTTGCTGGAAATAAAGAAGGTGCTCCTCTTTCTGTTCCTTTATCTGGTTTTATGGCGGAGATGATGCCTGTTCTTGGTGATGCAATAGCTGTTGGGGATATCTATGAAGAATTGCAAAAGAGTGAGCCAAATTATTATTTAATTGGCGCTATAGGCGGTTTAGCAATGATCCCCTTTTTACCAAAATCTGCAACTGATGCAGTTATTGCAGGCGCTAGATCAGTTGGTGAAGGGATAAATGCAACAGGTAAAACAATTGCAAATAGATTAAACCAACCAGGCGAAATGCCAGTTGTTGGATCTAATCTTGGTAATGTGCCTCCACAAAACAAAAATAGCAAAACAATTCAAATGCCAGATGGAACCACAATTCCCAGGCCAAAAACGATGGCTGAAGTGCCAGAAATTAGAAACATGTCAGTTGGAGACGCTTTGTTTGTTGCTGCTCAAGAACCTCATATTATTAAATCTGGTGAGGGGTCGCGTGGTTCATTTATTGGCGGTCCAGAAAAAATTACAAGTAAGCAATCTTTAAATAAACAACGTGATTTTATGGATGCAGAAATTGACGCTGGTGCCGCTGGCGGAGATTGGTATGACCGTTATCGTCAAGGTGTCGAAAGTGTAACAAATAATCCAAATGATCAAACCTGGATGTCAAAATCTCAGGGCATGTACAGTGCCGGTGTTGCTCCTAATAACGAGCTTGGGTTTGCTTTAAAAGATACAATGTCATCTGTAGCAACGGGAACGCCGACAAAATCATATACCCCTGCTCAACAACAAGCGTCACAACTTGCAATAGATACCAACAATCCTGATAATTATATGCTTGGTAAAAAGACAGGCGAGTACGCTAGGCTTATTAATCCTCAAGCTGGAGCAACTAAACAAGCAACCGGAGTAAATGATTTTCGGCATTTACGCACATTAGGTTTTACTGAAATTGACGGTAGTGCTCAACGTAATGCGGTTGGCAGCGCTGGACATAAATATGCTGATTATGAAACTGCACTAGCTGTAGATCGTGCAAACAAAAGAAATTTAGATGGCAGAACTGATTGGACGGGCGAGCAAATACAAGCAGCGCCGTGGGTAAAACAAAAAGCTGACGATATATATGGTCGCCGGCAAAAATATTATCTTGGTAAGGCAGAAGAAAAACTTACAGATACCGGTAGTAATTTTGGTCCTGGTGAATTGGAGGATACTGCTTATTCTTTAGCTTTTGCAGATGCAAACAAAACAATAACTGAATTTTTCCCAGAAAATACAGCTTTCGCAACCTATGAAGCGCAGCCATTTATTGGGGCTGGGCAATTGCCTGATTTAGCAACAGCAAATCAAGCGGAACGAGCTTCCTTTGCTAATGTGCCTGAAAGCACTTGGGCTAACACTGCTGGCAGGGATGATATTTATGCAAACACGCGTTTAAATGATACTGGTGTTGCCGTCAGAACGCAGCCTACAACTGCAATGCAGGGAGTTTACACACCTCCTGGTGGTGTCACAGAATTTAACCCTGGTGAGGTTGCTAGGCCACTTGTTGCGTTTGATTTGATACCAGGCCAAGGAAAACAAGTTACTGACGCCTCACGAGCAATCTTAGACGCTGGCGAAGCGACAAGGGCATTTATTGATGTTCAAGGCGCTGGAGCTTGGCATAAACCATATATTGGTGGCCCCACAACAAAATCTAATTCAATATTTGCAGCTCTTGAAGCGCCTCGT